CTACCGCTGGCGAATAAGTGCTGAGTCCACCAGCGCCCGAAACAGACATGAGATCGCTGCCAGCCGCTTTGATCGTGCCTGTATAGCTCGTCGCCACGAACGTGTACGTAGCCCCATAAGCGACGGAAGCAAGCGACGGAAGCGTAACGGTGACCCCGTTTGCCTGAATCTGCCCCCAGCCGCCCATGTAACTTGTCGCCAGCGTGGTGTTCGCTGAAAACCCGGTCCCGCCACCAGAGAACTCGAAACCTGCGGCTTTCACAAACGCCGTCGTCGCGAGTTGCAGCGAGCTACTGAACTGCGCGGCGGTCGGGGCTGTAGGGGTGCCGCTGAATGCTGGCGAATTCGCGGCGACGCCATCGCTCACCACAAACCAGCCGGTCGCGCCGTCACAAGCGACTGTGATTGTTTCGCCAACCGCGACAGCAAGAGTATTGGCGGAAACGGCAGCCGCATTGTAAATAGCGTCAGTCCCGTTCCCCTTGATCGTCCCGCCAAAGCCGCCACCAAGGAATGTGAAGGTGGCCCCTACCTGCGTGGACGCGAGCGTCGGAAGCGTGACCGTCAGCGACGCACCCTGAAACTGTCCCCAGCCGTTCAATTGGCTAGTCGTCAGGGTTGTGGCCGCAGGAAAGCCAAGCCCCGTGGAGGTGGGGAAGCAAAAACCCGAAGCCTTCACGAAGGCCGTCGTCGCGAGGCGCGTGGTGTTGTCAAACAGCGCCGGCGTCGTGAAGTTCGCGCCCGACATGACGGCGGCATACGGCAGTTGCACCGTGCCGTCTTCGACGGTCCACGAGTTCGTGCCGTTGCTCACCAGTTCGAGCGTGTCGCCGTTACCGAGGTTTGCGCTCGTTACGACGGTCGTGCCCTGAAGGATCGAATCAGTACCTGCGCGAGCGACCGTGACCGCATTCGACTGATAGCCCGCGAAGGCGATCGTCGTACCGGCCGGGCACGACGATGCGGCCGGGAGCGTGACCGTATACGCCGCCGATCCACCGAGAACGTGCAGATTGCCCGCGTTAGAAACGGTCAGCGTCGTCGCGGCGGTGATCGTCTGGATGCCCGAGAAGTTGCCGCACTGGCGCTGAACGAACGCCGTCGTCGCAAGCTGAGTCGAGCTATTGAACTGCGAGGCCGTCGGAGCGGTCGGCGTGCCGGTCAGGGCCGCAGACGCAAACAGATTCGCCGACGTTACGCCCCACGCGCGCCAGATATAGTTCGAGCCCCCCGACGCAACGAACATGATGCAGTCGCCGGGGTTGAGCGTAACCGTCGTCGGCTGAGTGGTGCCGGTCGGGGAAAGCCAGTAGATCGTGTCAGTCGAGGTATTGCCAACCGAAACCGTCCACGGGTTCGAGCCGCCGTTAAAGATCCAGTAGGCCGCGCCAGCGCTCATTGACGTAAGCACGGGCAGCGTGCAAGTCAGCCCTGCCGAGCCGTACAGCAAGATCATGTTGCCCGCCGACGTGGCCGGCAGCGTCACGGATGCGTTATGCGACTCATAGGTACTCAGATTGCCGATAGCCCGCTGCACAAATGCGGTCGTGGCCACCTGCGTCGAGTTATTGAACTGCCCACCCGTCGGAGCCGTAGGCGTGCCCGTCAGCGCAATGCTCGGATAATCCGTCAGCGAGGTTTGCACGTTCGTGCCGTCACAGAACACGATGGTGTTCTGGTTCTGCGTCACCGCGACGCCAGTGCCCGCTGCCGTCTTGACGGTAAGCGTATAGGCCCCGGTCGTGTTGTTTTCAACGATCCACAGGCCCGACTGCGACGGCACGATGACCGCGATATTGGCCGTCAGCGCGCCGCTGAAAGTCAGGATTGCGTTACCTGCCTGCACAGCGGAAAGCGTTACGTTCGTACCGCCCGCCACGCTCAGCGCGAGGCGGCCGTTCACGGTGCCCTGAACGAATGCCGTCGTCGCGAGCTTCGTTGAGTTGTCACCGAGTGCGGGGGTCGGCGCAACCGGCGAGCCGGTGAACTGCGGCGACAGAAGCGGCGCGAGCCCCGTCGGAATCGTGGTCCCGTTGAGGATGTTGTTGATCTGGTTGTAGAGCCAGTTCGTGCGGTTCGCGAGGTTCAGTGCCGCCTGGTTCGCGATGCCGACGTTCGCAGCGCTGGGCGCGCCATTCGCGGAGTTATACCCCTGTACGGGGTCGGTAATGGCGATCTGGTAGACACCAGCATCGTAGTTAGTGACTTCTGGCAGATTCATCTGCTCCCCCGATTAGAAAGTGATCGTCCACGTACCGCTGAATGCGATATCGCTGGCGAAGTTGAGGGGGGACGTGCGAGTCTTACGGGCGTACAGCACCCCGTTCGGCGTCAGAAGGCCAAACTCGGAAATCGCCATACCGAAAGCAGGCGTGTCGGTCGAGCCCATGGCGAACGAGAACGTCACGCCATCGCCGCTCGTACCGTTCGGATAACTAACCCCCGTGATCGCATTCGCGTACTGGCCCGTCAGCGCCGCATTGGCAAAGACCGGCGCGGTGGCGTTCGTTCCGACACCGAACTTGGTGACGTTGTTGCCCGTGAAGCTCCCGCCGAGAAGCTGCGAATGAACCTGTTGAGAGCCGATGACGATCAGGTTGTGTTCGTCTACGCGCTCGATGAGCTTGCCCGCCCGGCGCACTTCGTATTTGACGTGGCCGGTCGGCGGCTTCAGCGAGTCGTTCAGCGCAAACCCCTGCGCTGCGCGCCGCAGGCGCTCGAAAATATTCAGTTGCATGGTCAGACTGACCCCCTCTAGTGGATGGGGTCAGTCTCACGTCACGACACAGTGCTCAGAATGGTGTACTGCGAGAGCGGCGTCGGATTCAGGGTGTAGTTCGCATACGTGAAGCGGCGCAGCCACCCGCTGAATGCGAAACCATCGCTTCTCGCGCTGCCGAGGCTGAAGTTGGATGGCGTAATGCCAGTCGCGACCGCGCCGAGCGAAGTAGCCGCGTTGCCCGCACAAGCCGCCGCATTGAGCGAGGACGGAACCGCAAGCTGGAAGGCCGCATTGCTGCCGTTGCCAGTACCGATGAACTGGCCCGATGCCGTGAGGGTCTCGCCGCTCAGGTTGTCCGTGCCGGTGCCGCTCCATGTCATCGTTGCGCCCGAGACAGGAGCCGCCGCGAGCGTCACAAGCCCGGTCGCGTTGATGGAATAGTCCGCCGCAGCCGTCGCGGACGCCGATGTAGTCGGGATGTAGCTGGTCGGCGTCGATCCCGGTTCAAGCTGGAACCCGAATACAGTCACCGTTGAACCATTACCGGCGTATGCCGAGAACCAGCCAGAATTCGCGGCATTGAACGTCAGGAAAGAGCATCGGCCGCTCGTGTCGGAAGCGGCGAGCGCCGCAGTAATGTAGATCCTGTACCAGCCATTTCCGACGCTCTGGATTCCGGATGCGGTATTGGTTGCCGTGCCGTTTTTGTTGGTTGCAGTAACCGCCACCGCCTGAAGATCGAATGTCGCAGAAAACCCGTCGCCCGCGCCGTTGTCGAAATACAGTGCGACATAGCGCAGCGTTCCTGGCTTGACGAACGCGGAATAGCAATACTGCGTCGCGCCGACGATAGTCATCGAGCCATGCTGGATACCCTGCCAGGCGCTCGTCGTGGAGTCAGTAAGCAGAACCGCATTAGTCGAGCCGTCAGGACCGGCCTGGCCGGTAGTGGCGGTCAACGTGTGGCTGCCATAGGCCGAGTTGTTCGCGGCCGGAGAAATGTTCGTGCGCGCCGTCGGGTATAGAAGCTGGTTCCCCTGCCAGTCACTGCGATAGATCGACGGCGAACCACTCGGCGTAACAGCGAGACCGATGCCGGAATAGGCAAATGCGGCGCGGAACGGCGTGCCCGACGAGATAGACCCCGGGACGCTCACCGCACCCTGCCCGAAGTACGCCGCGATCGACGCATATGCCGTCGGCTTGTAGAGCATCATGCCGTTGTTCGCGCCGTCATCGAACGACACAAGCGAGCTACCGCCAGCGAGCGTAGACATGGCCGCAGCCTCAATGGCGAACGTGCCAGCGTTCGCATTGAACCAGGGGAAGCTGGTCGAGGTGAGCACGTCCTGCGCGCGCTTGACGGCCGCCGTCGTCGTCGGAATCAGGCTCGTGGCGAATGCACCCGCTTCGAGCTGCGCAGCCCACACATAGATGCCCTGGCCGGGCGTGCCGACATAGATCGATGAGGCGCTACTGTTGGCCGGAGAAAAGATGGTTGGATCAATACCTCCCGTGCCAGCCGGGTCGGCGATCCCCGTAATCGAGCACCTGTACCAGCCATTGCCGACTGGCTGCATTGACGCCGTGGCCCCGGTCGCCGTGCCAACATTGGATGCGCTGCACGCACCCGTGTCGAGGTGAAACATCCCTGCGAAATAGTTGCCCGTAGTCGAGACGGAGAGAGCGCGCAGAACGAGATACGGCCTATCTGCCGCCTGGGCATAGACACTCAGCGTGTAAGTTGATTGCGCGTTCGCCGACGTTACCGGCTGGCTCATGCTGTGCCCTACGGACGTGGGGCCGCTGTCCGTGTCACACAGCTTAAAGCCGGTGTTGCTTCCATCCGGCGCAGTAATGGCGCCCGTAGTGATCGAGAGGCTGGAGGATTTTGACCAGGCTGCGTTATCGAACCCTTGCGAGTACAGCAGCGAGTTCGTGCGCGACTCCTCCACCAGCAGACCGCGCGGGCGACCGGTTGCGGGGTTCCAGTCGAAGCGCGGCGTGTTCGCGGCCGCCGTCTGAAGCACGCCCTGGCTGTTGAAGTACGTGCCGATCGAGGCGCGCGTGAAGGTCAGGCTGGGGTCAAGCGAGGGCCCCCGCAGGTCCCAGTCGATCGACGGGGCTGGCGTAAGCACGAAAATCCCGCCCTCGTGAGCCACGACGCCGTTGTACGAGCGCCCCCCGCTGTAGGTGTACTGGTACACGTCAAGCTCAACGTCAGCGCTGTTCGTGTCCGTCGGCGCGGTGAGCGTATCCGCGAACGGCGCGATATTGGCCTGAATGATCGAGGTTGAATCCGTCGGTGCCGTCAGCGTGTCCGTGAAAGGCGCGGACACATGGATCGTCCCGAACGAGTCGGTCGGCGGCGTCAGCGCGTCCGACAGATTCGAGCCAGTAAGCGTGAGGGAGCGCAGGTGCGTTCCTGCTGCGCGCAGCGTGTTAATCAGCGCCGAGATCGTTTGGGCGAACGATGTCGGGTCCTGGCCGTTGAGCAGGTCATATCCATACTCAACATCGAACAAGCCATACGCGGGCGAATACACTGCGTTGTATTCGATTGCGCCATTGTGCTCGTAGACGGAGTTATATGACGCGCCAGCAACGCCGGGAATCACAACGTCGGTCACCGTCGTATCCTGACCGGTGAAGGTCGAAATCGCCATTTCGATCGCGACGTTGTTCGACATGGGGCGCAGCACGCTCGCGATGATGCGCGGGCCATACGCCGAGTCTTCCTCGCCCGGGTTGCGCGGGACCTTGTAATAGGAGCCAAGCGTGTCCAGCCAGATCGTATCCGCCGTCGTCGTGCTCATTTCGAGCGGCAGATTCTGAATCTGCGCCGCGGCGAGTTCGAGTTCTGCGGCGCTGCATTCGAGATATGCCCACAGCACGCTTGTGTAGGCATACATGGGCTGCGGCGGCTCGGAGGGCGTCACGCTGCCAGACGCATCGAGCAGCGCGGCCGCCGAGACATTCGCCATGGAGGGTGCGAGGTACGGCGTGATATACCCCGGCTGCGCGGCGATGTAGTTGACCAGTTGCGCGAACGTGTACTGGGTCAGGTCAATCGTCAGGTTGCCGCTAACGAGGCCGTTCTGCACAGAGGTCGTAAGCACGCCGTCCTGCACCTGCCACGTCATCGGGTACTGGTGCGTGAACTGCATCGCCAGGACCTGCGCCGGGTCCTTGTTGAAGACACGGTTGAGGTATCCGAGCAGGGTTTGAGTCAGTTGCATTTAGGTCCCCTGCGTGAGCGTGATCGTGCCCGGCATGATCTTCGTGCCGATTTGGGCCTGCGTATCCGTGAAGGTCGAAACGTAGTTCACGACGCCGGGGATGTTCATCGCGAGGTTGCTGATTTGAGCGGCCACGGCGGTGCCGACCGGGTCCACGCCGGAGACCGTCGCGCCAGCGTTGCCGATGGTGAGCCCTTGCAGGTACGAGAAGATCGCCGCCTGCACCAGCGGCTGCACGTTCGACCACACGTACCCGGCCGCAAGCGTCACCGTTGCGGTCACAGGCAAATCCACTTCGGTCGCGATGTAGACGTTCGTGTTGACGCCTGCGGCCTTGTATCCGGGGACCTTCTGCCCTGCGGAGTTCACATAGCCAGCGATGACCTGCTGCGCCTGCGTAAGCAGCGCGCCAGACGTGTCGCCGACGCCGTTGTGGATGTAGCAGTTGACGAGCGCGATCGGCTTCGCAGAGTTGTACGTGTAGGGCTCGTCAATGAGCGACAGCGCGACTGTCTCCTTGATGTTGCCCATGGAGTCCGTCAGGTTGACGGTCGAGAGGCCGTACGAGAGCGCGGCGACCGTCCCGCGCGCGAGCGTCGAGATGTAATTGTTGAAGCGGATAAGCTGCTCAGCAGGCGTTTCCGCGTTCTGCCCGTTCACGTACGCGTTCGAGTTCGTCGCGCTCACGAAGCCGGTAGGCTGCGGCGCCACCGTGAAGGTCTGGCCCTGCGGCAGGTTGCCCGTCGTGCCCGTTACCGTACACGCGACCTGGATGTTCACCGTGGTCGAACCGGCCGGGATGACCACGTCCGCCGCGGACTGATAGACGTTGTTCGACGTGCCCTGCGGCGTGAACGTCGTGCCAGCCGCGACGAGCACCGCCGTAGGCTGCGAGGCGATCGACAGTTGCGCGAGGCCCGAAGCACTCTGCGCCGCCAGCGCTGGGAAGTTGAACGAGTTAAACACGCTCACCGGAATCGCTTCCTGGAGCCCGTTGAACATTTGCTGGTAAAGCTCGTCTAGCTCGGCGGCCGGCGCTTCGATCATCGTGCGCGCGACCGCGCCAACGTTGAAGTCGGTGATTTTGTTCTGCGTCGCCTTCATCCGATTGATCATCGAATTGACGATTGACGCGAAGTTTTTAAGCTGAAATGCCACGTCGGCTCCTGTTTTAATTCGAGGTCGTGGTCGAGACGGGAACCGTGGTGCCTGCGACCGTTTCGGCCTGCACCACCGTCGCGATGGCGTCGCCGATCACCGTTGCGGTCGAGTCGGTCACGCTGGAGATGCGCGGGTCAGCGCCGACGGTCTGCTTCGCGTAGCGAGCGGCAAGCATCCCCGCCGTGGGGCCGTTCTTTGAGCCCACCAGACGCCAGCCGAGGTATCCGTACTGGCCGTGGTAGATCAGCTCGCCCTGCTGCGTATCGAGGGCGTTTTCGAGCGCCTGAGTGAGGTTCGCGACGCCCGACACGAGCGCGAAGTCGCCGTCCGCAGTCACCGCGAGCGTGCCGTCCGGGTTGAGCAGTTGGTCGGTGCCGAAGATCGCGTTCGGGTCCACCGATGGCGCGGCCGTGGCAGCCGGAATCATCAGGAACGAGCCATTCAGCACGACGCCCGGAACGACCGAGTCAGGGTCGTCAGTCAGGTATGGCGGAATGAGGCCATTCATTCCGATCAGGACGGCCCAGTTCGAGGCGTCGCCCATGACGCGGGCGGCGAACGTCTGGAGCGTGTCGCCGTACTGCGTCTGGACGTGCCGGAACCCGGTAAGCGGGGTATCGAAAATCGAGGGCATCAGGTCACCGAAATCCCGTTAGTGATCGTGGTCGCGAGCGAGGCGAGTTGCTGCGGCGTCAGCGGCGAGAGCACCGGGTCCGAGTAGAGGATCGTGTTGATGGCTTGCTGGGCGGCCGGGCTCACCTGAATCGGAGGCGCCGCATTCGTGCCCATAACGTCGTAGAACGGGTTCGCGCCGTTGAGCGTGTATTGGCTCTGCGGCGACGAGCCCGAGACCGTAGACGAGCAGTTACTCGCGCCGTAGAGGCTCGTGTAGACGGGGTAGGTCTGGCCCTGCGCGATGGCGTTGGCGAACACGCAGGACACGTCCGAGAAAGACGCCTGCACCTGCATGAGTTGGCCGGTCACGTCGGCGGTATTCGATGACAGCGAGCCGAGCGTCGTGAACATGTTGAAACCGCACTGCGCGACCGACTGCGCGACGCCGGTAACGAGGCTCACCAGCGCTGCGGGCGTTTCGACAATCGCGACAGCCTCGTTGAAAATCGAGCAGGCGGCCTGCATGAAGGACGTGATTGGCCCGATGATGTCCGACTGAACGAAGTTGACGGCCGACTTCACCGCCGAGGCGATCTGCTTGACGGCCGAGACCACGCTCTGGAGACCGAGCGCCTGCACGAGGCCCGACAGGAAGCCACCACCAGACGAAAAAGGTGGCGGCGCATCGCCGAGGCCGATCATCGAAATCTGGTAATTGCACAGCAGCGGCTGCGAGCGCGAGCGCCGCAGCGTGAAATTCTGCGGAATGACAACGTCGAGGGTCGAGTTGAGCGCGTCCGTGAAAATCAGTTGAACTAAATCCGGGCTCTGTCCCTTCTGTGCGGCCTGCGCGCGCAGGATGTGCCAGTTCGTGAAGCTGGCCGCGCGAAGCTGCTGGAAGAAGGCCATGCCGTCCACGCCGTTGAAGCCGCGCCAGCCGGTATTGCCGCTGATATTGATTTGCGTCAGGCCCTGCCCGAAGTCGTCCGCGAACGCACCGCCGAGCGTCTGCTGCACCGTCACGCGCGACATTTCCGTGCGCGTGAGGTCCGACGGACGGATATTGAGCGGCAGCACGTTCATGCTGCCCGTCGTCAGGTCGTCCAGCGTGAAGCTGATCGGGCAGTCGCCAGACTTCTGCGACGACGGCGCGTTCAGCTTCTGGAGCGCCGTCGGCAGATTGGGCAGCGACGGAAAGGAAATTGGCAGCAGGCTCATGCCCCGAGGATGGCGTCACGACGCCACCCCGAGGACTGCTCTTACTGCGGGCCGTTCGTGAGCGAGCCGCCCGATTGAACGCCGCTGTGCTTGTGGCCCTTGCCGCTGATCGTGCCCGCGATAACGTCGGTCTGGCCGGTCACCGTACCCGTCACCGTCGCGTCGCCCGTAATCGTCATCGCTGGGCCGCCTCCTGAGCCCGCCGTGCCGGTCGCGCCAGCCTGGAAGGTCAGGAGACCCTCCACGGTCAGCTTGCCCGTACAGACCGTATTCGGCGAGTCAATCGTCACGTTCGGCGCTTTGATATCGGCGTTGCCCGTCACGGTCACGTTTGCAGCGCCCTTCGTGTTGACCGTCAGGTTGCCGTTGTGCGTCACGGTGATGTTGCCGCCCGGATCGACTTCGATGTTTGCCACCTGCGCGCCGGCGTTCGCGACGACGAGGTTGACGTACGGCGCGGAGCCCGTGTTATTCGCGATCTTCCACGACTGGTCAACGTCCTGATTCGTCAGGTCCTCGTGCGCCGGGCTCGCGGCCACGCGCAGGAACGTGCCGCTGGGGTGATACCACTCGTGGTCGCCGTTCTGGTTTGTCGTTGAATACACGTCTGACGCATGGCGGGTCACGCGGAAGTTGTCCCGCTGGAAGGTCATTTGCGTGACCTGCGGCAGGAGGAAGCCCATGCAAACCGGCATCCCATCCACGCGGTCGATCAGCGCGCGCACGACGCGAGCCGCTGTATTGATGACTTGCAGGTTCCAGCGTGTGTCGTCCACCGGCAGGCCGATTTCGGGGAGATCCATGACGCCCGACGTGGAGCTTCCCGTGAAGGCCGCGCACTGCACGTTTGCGAGCCGATCGCCCGTCTTGGGCATATACACGTCGATGCTGTTCCCTTCCGGGTAGACGGCCACGACGATACCGAGGGCCAGGCTCATTGCGAATTGCTCCACGAAATCATTTCGGCGAAATACGGCGACACACCGCCGCCTGCCTGCGTGACGCGGTCGATGAAATTGGTCCCGCGCTCGTACTCCACTTCGGTGAAGTAATTCCCGAACGGCTCGAATACATGCGTCACAGAGTGCGCGTAATAGAGCGACTGGATAACGCCAGCCGGATTGCTTGGCGTCGCGCCGTAGCGCACCTTCACGTAGACGCCTGCGCGGATGCGCTCATTGCCCGCCAGGTGCATCGAGCCTTTTTCGAGCACGACGTTGTCCTGATTGATCGCGATGAGCAGGTTGCGGCGATTGTCAATCCACCCGAGGAACGCATTCTCGTTATTCCAGCGATCCTGGCCTGCTGGCGACCCATTGCCGCTGTTCTTTTCCGTCGCCCCGCCCTGCTGCGTTGAAACCTCCATCTTGCGCAGGCCGTACAGCGCCGGGTTCACGTTCTGGTAGTTCGTCAGATAGAACGGCACTGCGCCCTGCTGCGTCTCGTACGTGGCGAACCTGCGCGGCAGGTCGTCGTAGTTCATGTTGAACCGCGGCGCATCCACCCAGTAGTAGTTCGCGACGCCATCGTCACTACGCTCCTGGTCAATCGAGATGATCGAGTCCGTCGTGATCGACACGACGTTCGCCGTCGGCGAGAGTTCGCTATCCGGGCTCACGCCCGTCGTCACAGAATCCTGAATGGGCTGCAACGGAGCGCGCGAGACGGCCCCAAGGAACGGCGCGGGGCGATACACCGCGTACGGGCCAGCGGGCCCCCACGTGCCAGCGTCGCGGTCCTCAATGAAGAACTCGTTGAACGGCCCGATGTCGAGGTACTGTTCGAGAAGCTGCTGCACCGTGCCGTTGTTGAACGCCCCAAGCTGCACCGACACGAGCGCATCAGGAACCTGAATGTCGGTCGCCACGGCATCGAGCGCCGCGCCAGAGGTCGCGCCCGCACTCTGCATGTTGACGATGTACGGGTTCACGATCAGGTCGAACACGGCCTGCACGAAGGCGGTCGTGGTCTGCACGTTGAGGTCCGCGCCGTACTTCGAGAAAAGCGGGAAGCTCGAAATCAGGTTCGCCACTTCCGGCGTGACCGGCATATTGAAAATCTGGATGATCTGAAGAATCTTGTGGTAGTCGTGGCCGATCACCGTCAGCGTGCGCTTAGGCTTGCCGTCCGCGCTCATTCCCTGGTGGCGGCGAATCCGGCCCGCGAAGCCGCGCATCATGATCGGCAGTTGCTGACCGGAAGCGCCGGCGTAGTTGTAGGCGTCGCCGGCGAAGCGAATCTCGAACATGTCCATCGGCTCGATGAGCGCGTAGAGCGTGTCGGTCAGGCCGCCCTGAATCTGATCGACAAAGTCAATCGAGAACGCGCCCGCCGAGTCGCGCACGGACTTCTGCACGCGCACGACCGAACCCTCGGCGAGCCACGGCGTGAGGTCGTAGACGTTCGATGCGGCCGCCGACGTGGCCGCGAGGCCCGCGCTGGTGCGCGTGACGATCTTGTGCAGCAGAATCTGAATGTTTGGCTTGCGGACTTTTGCGTACATGCTTAGCGTGCCGGGATTTCAATGATGGCGATGCCTGCTGGGTCGAGGCCCTGAGCGGTGGGCTTCGTAACCTTCGTGCTGAGCGTCTTCGTCTTCGACTGGCCGCTCGGCGTGGTGACGGTCTGGTGCAGGTTGATGACGATGTCGCTACTGTTGAGCGATTCGGCGATGCCCGTGCGGATATCGCCTTCCTTGCTTTTGTCGGCGGGCCGCTCGATCTTGTCGCTGAAGACGCGCGCCGCATCCTTGGCGCTCGATGCCCAAAATGCCTGCCCGGGGCCAGCCTCTTCGCCGCCAGCCTTCATCGAGCGAACCATGTAGTCGATCTGCTCGGACGCGCTCGAACCGTAGAGGCTCTTGCCCATGACCTTCTGGAAGTCGGCCGCGCGCGCCTTGTCGAACTGGAACAGGCCATACGAGCCGACATGCCCGGCAGCCGGGTTCATCGAGCTTTCGCGGACGGCGCTCGCCATGATCGCGGACGCGTGCGCCTTGTCCATGCCAGTGCCCACAAGCTGCGACACACCGGCCTGCACGTCATCCCTCACGCTGTACCAGCCGCCCACCGCCGCGCCGTAGGTCTGGTTAGTCCATGCCGCCAGCCTGTCGCCAGACGTGTCCACGTGGCCGCGCATGTCCCGCGCATTGCCTGCGCCGCCCACCGTTGAGCCACCGGGCGCAGCGGTGCTGCCGGGGCTCACAACGATGCCTTTGCCGCCAGGGACCTCCACCGGGCCCGAGCCGCCGCCGTAGCCATACGGCGCACCGCTGCCCGTCGCCGCGGGGGCGGGGCTGCCGAGCCCGGCCAGCTTGATAATCCCCTGCATGATGGTGTTCGTCATGGGCAGGAGACTGTCGCCGATCTTCGTCTTGATATCGGTCAGCGTCGCGTCGATGCCGCGCTGAATGGTCGCCTGAGTGTCTTCCTGGCCCTTCCCGGCGAGCACGCGCACAAGCTCGTTCTGGAACTCCTGGAAGTTGCCGCCCTTCTCCGCGCGATCGAGCGAATACAGGTCCGACTGGCTCATGTCCTTGCGGTCGCGGATGGCATCAGGGCCGCTGCGGTAGAGCTTGTCGAGGTCCTCAAACGACCCGGCCTTCGAGATACCGGCGATCGCTTGCAGGCCGCCCTCGCGCACGTCACCCAGCTTCATCCCGGCGTTCTTCAGCACCAGGCCGATGCCGTCATGGTCCGAGTCGCTCATGTTCATGAACGCAGCCGTGTCGGCGTATGAGCGCAGGCCGAAATAGTTCTTCTCGGCGTCAAGCTCCATTTCACGGCCATACCGCCCGCGCCCGGCGTAGGCGTTGTCGAACGCGTCGCGAATGACGCCGAAGTTCGTGCCTGACGGCCCCTTATCGAGGCTCTCCCAGTCAGTCACGCCGTGCCGCGACATGTACCCGGCGATATCCCTGTTGTCGAGGCCGTTGCCGAATAGGCCGCCTTCGGCGCGCATCCCCGCGCGCACTGGGTCGAGCGTGCGGAACGCCTGCATCGTGAAGTTCTTCGACGCCTCGGTGCCGCCCATCTGCTGCATGGAAGAGTTGGCCTGCCCCATGATCGAGGCAGCATGATCGGCGGTCATGTCGCCCTGAAGCAGCGTGCCGAAGGCGTTGCTCCAACGGCTGAGATCCACTGTTCCCGAGTTGAACCGGTTCTGCGCCGCCGCGAAGTTCTGCATGTACTGCATGACTTCGCCGGGCGTGGCCTTCCCCTGCGCATTGGTGATGGCTTCCGCAAGCTGTACGGCCAGTTCCTTGTTGTTCTGGCGCTCGTTGAGGCGCTGCATGCCGCTCACGAAGCCGACGCCCTGCGCCGGGTCGAGCCCGTACGCACGCGAGATTTCTACGCCCGAGCGCGTGGCCCCGGCGAGGTCTTCGGGGGTGCGGTATGCGCCGCCGCTCGCCGCGTTCGCCTGCGACTCCAGCTTGACGAATTCGCCGTTCGCCATGCCGAGGCCCTCGGCGGCCTTCCACGACGCATCGCTCAGGCTGCCGAACGACACGCCGAGATCGCCCATCGAGCGCTTCAGCGCGTCGAGGTCGAGGTTGCGCGCCTTGGCCTGGTCCATGCCCTGACTGGCCCACTCAATCCCCTTGCCGACGGCCGCGGTGACGCCGGCGAGGAGCGCGCCCATCGGGCCGCCCGCGATGCCTGCGGTGAGCATGTTGCCCGCCGTGCCGCCGATGCCGTTGCCGATCGCGAGCGCGGCTGCCGTGCCGAGCTTCTCAGGGCGACGGGTCCACCACGAGCCGCCGCCTTCGCTGCCCTCACCGCCTTCGCCGCCGCCCTTGCCGCCGCGCGGGCGACGGCCGCTGCCACCCCCGCCAGCCGAGCCGCCACCAGCGCCCCCACCCCCAGCGCCAGCGCCGCCGCTGCCGCCTTGCGGAATGATGTTGCCCTGGTCGTCTACCTCGTTGTAGGCGGTCGGGTCGAGCGCCGTACCACGAACCGAGTGCAGGAATGCGCGATCGCGCATGCGCTGCGCCACGCGCGGGTCCGAGGACAGCTTCGTAAAGTCAATCTGCGACAGGTGCAGGCCGTTCTGCCCGGTCACCTTCAGGGCGTTGCGAAGCTGCGCGGATAGCGAGAGGGTTTGCTGAAACTGCTTGTTGATCAGCGCGAGGTCGCGCGCCATCAGCTTCACGTCCACCGGCTCGAACTTCTGCTTCTGGTTCTGCGCAACCGCAGAGCCGAGCTTGTTCATGGACTGCGTGATTTTGTTGATGGCCTGGTCTACGCCGCTCGCGTTCGCCCCAACTCCGATCTTTACTTCTGGCATGCGCCGCCCCTCAATTCGATTGCCTTCAGGATGGCGTCACGAACGAAAAAGCCCCGGATGTACCGGGGCTTCTTCACTCAGGGTCACCCCAGTCGCCGGGGTCCTGCACGGGCTGCTCGCCGCTCGCCGCGGCCTCTGCGGCTTCCGCCTCTGCGTTGACCTGCGCGAGGTAGTCGCTGGCCGCGTTTTCGTCGTCATCATCGAACTCAACGCTCGCCTTCGAGTTCTGGTAGTGGTAGGCCCACCACTCAGCCTCAATGTCTTCCTCTGTCATCGCGAGGAAGCGCGGGTCGGTCGGCGCGAGGCAGTATTTCTCGCGGAACCACAGCTCGTATGTTCCAGCCAGCGCGCGCCCGCGCGCCTTTATGTCACGCCGCCTTGTCTCGGCGAAAGGACTGCTCCTTTGCGCTGAGCGCGCCATAGACCTTCAGAATCTTGGCGACGAAATCGTCATCCATGATCGGGTCCATTTCATCGAGGTTGAACGACTCAGGAGCGCTCACGAGGAGCGTTTGCAGCGTGACATAGCCGAGCGCGCCGAGGTCGGCGACGCGGCCGTCTGCGGTGTAGTTGCCTTCCGTCAGGACGTTGTAGCGCGAGCGGATGCGGAACACGTCTTCTTTCGTGCGGCGGCCAAAAACGAAGGTTCCAGAGCCTTCGACTTCGACGTTGAAATCGTTTGGTTGTGCGGTGCGCATGCTGTAAATCCTCAATTGAAACCGACCGCCCGAAGGCGGCCGGGTTGCCCTGATTAGGCGGCGGTGCCGGTTACGTCGAGAGCGAGCAGTTGGCCCGTCTGCATAACGATCGCGTGCTTCGTCACTTCGAGCGAGCCCGATGCGTACGAGCAACCGATGTAGTTGCGCAGAAGGGTGCCGTCGTCCTTCGAATAGACTTCGACGTTGAAGACGATGCCGAGCAGCACACCGTCACCGTTTTCCGGCGCGATACCGGCTTTGATCATCGCGCCCTTGTTCATGACCATCATCGACGCGCTCAGCGAGTGACGCGCCATGGTCGGCACGTTCTCCTGGACGTGAATGTCACCGATGCCGCTCGCCGGTTCCGGCGCATAGTCATCGTTGGCCGTCAACGACTGGAGCATGCCGACTTGCACGCCCCCGAAGGTGATGATGATGCGGTTACCCGTGCGGGTTTGCAGGTTGGTTTGGCCCTGCACGACCGAAGTGTTTGCCATGTGAGGCTACTCCCTTATGCGGATGCGGTGCCCGTGTACGGAACCGCGAAGACGGTCACCGACACGTAGTTCGCCGGCAGCACAGGCGAGCACTGGAAGGACACGGCGATGACCGTGCCGACCGCTTGCGCTGTGATGTTCTGGTACGGCGGGTTTGCGGCGTCGCCAGCCAGCACACCCGGGCCTTGCGGATCGGGAACGGCGAGCGCCTTCAGGTTGGTTTCGGTCAGCGTGACGGCGCGGCCGAGGGTGATCGGCGTGATCTTCGAGCCGCGCAGCGGGTCGAGCACTTCGCGGCAGGTACGGCAGGTGTAGTCGAGCGCCCAGCCCACCGACTGTTCGACCTTGTCGTAGTTGCCGTTCACGAGCCACGTCGAAATCGACTGAATGACCATGTAGCCGGTCTTCTGCTTCGCGAGCGGGATGACGCCGCCCTGAAGCAGCGGATCGGTATCCGTCGGCGTGTTCAGGTAACGTTCGAGGCCGCTGAAGCTCATGGCCTTGTTCGTCATCGGAGTGCCCGGCGACACGCCCGAGAACGCGCCAGCAATCGCGGCCGCCGTGAGGTACGGCGAGTACAGTTGCAGGCCGTTCAGTTGGCCGCTCAGGTCGTAGTCGTAGTAGCCCAGGTGGACGAGCGACGTGCGGTTCGAATTCAGGTTGAACGCGTAACCGATCGCCTGAGCGTCCGTGGTGCCCAGCGCCGTACCGACGATTGCGCGGCGCTCCATGCCACCGACGTTCGACATGTACTGCACGTGCGCATCCGCCATCGCCCACACTGCCGGGTTGGACGAGATCGGCGTAATCCACTGCACGTCTGCGGTCTGGAGAACGCCGAAGGCTGCGTCCCATTGCGTGTTCGTCGTGACACCGTCCGAGCCGCCAGCGAGGTACGTGAAGGCGATCGGGGCGACCGGCTTGCCCGAGTAACCCGTTGCGTACGCAGCAGTGATCAGCGGTTGCGACAGCGGCGCGACCGAGTTGAACCACGCCATAAGCTGGTTCAGGTTCGCAGTCGCATTGACGAACGTGACGACGCCCGCAGCCGGAAGCGGCAGAGAGACATTCGAAACCGTATCGAGGCCGCCGAGCGTCGGAGCGTTGATCGCGCCACCGTTCACGTTCGCTTCGAAGCCCGAGACCGTGTTGATGTAATCGGCAAGCTGGCCGACCGTCGGGTAGGTTGCGAGCGAAATCACGACCGGCGAGAGAGCGCCCTGCGTCAGTGTCAGCGTCGTCGGGGTGATCGACATGGACGCCGCGCTTTGCGCGCCCGAGTAGCCCACTTCGAGCGGAGCAGCCGTGAGGTTGTCCACCGAGTACGATGCCGAGCCCATGGCAACGGTAGCGGCATAGCCTGCGCCGCCGCTCGCCGCGCCCACCGTGAGCTTGATTTGGGCCGTGCGCGCGCCCCAGTCGGCCGACTTGATGTTCACAGCAGCCACGCCGTTCGTGTCGTTCAGCGTGAGCAGGGACTGCGTAGCCGGGTTGACGCGGATAACGTCCACCGTGGCCGGGCCGCCCGTTTCATCGCTCGCGCTGAATGCCTTCATGGCAGCGGTCAGCAGTTCGCCGGAAACCAGCGTTGCCTGCGCTTCCTGCGGGCTCCCGAACGACAGCACGACGCCAGGCTCGCCACCGGTCGATTGACCGATGAAGCAGGCGACGTTGCCCACGTTTGCGTTTTGCGGGGCCATGGCACTGTCATTGACCGCGCTCATGGTGGCCGGGGTAATCCACTCCCGGCCATTGAAGAAGTAGCTCATGACGCTCCTTTAAGCGGGTTGAGTTTCGAAAGCCTTGAAGCGGGCCTGGTAGCTCGAAGGCAGGTCGCGGAAACGCTTTGCGACCTTCTCCGAGTGGACCCAGCCATGAATCAGCGCGACGCGCTTATCGCGCGAGGAAAGCTGCGTGGCGAAGTGCTCCAGCGAGACCTTGAATTCGGTCTGCGGCGTCGCGGCAGCGGCCGGGGCCGCGGTAACCGTGTCCGCTGCTGCGGTTTCGTTCGGCGTGTCGATAGCCATGTCGATTCCTTTTCAGTTGATGGATTGGCGCTTCACGCCGTCTGGTTTTGTGCTGCTGGAAAAACTGCTTCGCCGTCCAAAGTGACTTCGGTAACGACGCCGACTTCGTCCGTGACGTATGCGGGAGCGAGGCACGAGAAGCTGCACACCGTCGAGAAGACGGGCGCCGGGTATTCGCCTGATACGTAGTCCTGATCGGATTGATTGATGTCGATGCGGGTCATACCGAGGCCATCGAACACCGGCAGATTCGCGATCACCAGGCGGCGGATGGCCTTGCGCAGCGCAATGCGCTCGTCCGCGTTCTTCGACCAGCCGACGACGGCCAGCACTGAATGCGCGAGCCAGCCCTCGCCCTCCTTCCACATGCCGCTTTCCGGGTCCCAGTCATCCGAGCCGATCGACTCGCCGATGCCGCGCTCAGCAGGGCCGTCGCTCGTCACGTGGACGCTCACGAGGGGCCAGCGCGTGTCATCGAACGCAGGCGGCGCATTGAGCACCGGGATTTGCCCCGTAACGGGCGACAGCGTCTTGCGCAGCACTTCGACGGCCATGCCATCGGCCATGCGGTCGCGCACTACCGTGAGCGCATCAACCGACTGGTCGCCGTAGATCGCCTGCGGAACGCCCGTGAATACCGCGCCCGGCGTCCAGTTCGTGCCGTCGAGGGTCGAGTAGAGGCAGTACGAGTACGTGACGCCGTTGATGAGCTTGCAGGCGTCCACGACGTACGTGGATTGATCGCCCGTATAGATCGCCATCGAGGCCGGGTCCGTCGGGCCCGCAAACGTGCCGCTCGTGTTGCGCAGGAGCCGCCATTGAACGGCGCCGCTCTCAGGGGCCATGAAGACCTTGAGAGCGTTGCCGACCGGAAGCGGGATTGCCTGATTAAATTCCATGACACGATGCTGGCGTCACGACATTCGGACGTGACGGCATCGTTAAGCCATGGCTGATACCTCTTTCCAGATTTCCCTTCAGTTGCCGTCCGTTGACGAGCTTGTGAAGGTCATCAACGGCGCGACCTTCCCGCTCGCGGCGCAGGCCGTGCGCGCGATCGCATCGGAGACGGCATTTCGCTGGAAGGAGTCGGTAGCGCGTGCGCGCCTATGGCAGGGCGAGAAGACGCCCTACATTCAGTCGATCAAGGTGCGGATGCTCAATGACCTGAATGCCGAGGTCTACAGCGACTACCAGTACGCGCAGGAGATTGAGGAGGGTCGGCCGCCGAAGGACCTGAAGCTCATGCTCAACACGAGCACGAAGGTCCGTACGTCGCAGAATGGAAAAAGATTTTTAGTAATTCCGATTCGCCACAACACACCAGGAAACACCGCGCTTGCGCCCGCGATGCCGACGAGCGTGTACGAACTCGCGAAGGAAATGATCCCGACCGAAGTGACCGGCATCGGGCAGCGCTACGCCGGCGAGGAGGTCCATCTTTCGCCCACGTCGGGCATGACGCACAGCGGCATCAATCCGATGTTCCTCTCGAACCCGGCGACGAAGTCGGCGTTCATGGTGCCGAGGATGAACTACCAATGGGGCGGCAGGCTCGCGCGGAGCGACCTGAAGGCCGCGGGACTCGATGCGCAGCAGCGCCGCATCTATGGCGGCATGGTGCGCATGAAAGAGGCGACGGGCGGCACGAGCTATCTGACGTTTCGCACCATGGCCGAGGGGTCCCCGGGCTGGATTACCAAGCCCGTTCCGGGGAAGCACATTGCGCAGAAGGTCGCGATGCAAATGCAGCCGCTTGCGACGGCCGCGATCGGCGAGGCGATGCGGCGCATGTCGGAGGGTTAGCGGCTGAAGAGGTCCCAGTCGCGCAGAATGACCTTGCGAGGCAGTTGCAGGCCCTGCTGGAAATTCCGGTTCGTCGGGTACATGCCCCAGCAGTAGTAATCGAGCATCTTGACGCCCGAGATCGTGTACTGCGTGCCGGGCTCAGGGACCACGCTGGCGGCGCTCCAGTTGATCGAGCCGTCCGGGTTCAGGGTCGGCAGGTCGCCCTTGATGATTCCCGTGCCGTCTGCCGTGCGCCAGAAGACCGCCGTGAGGCTCAGCACGCTCGCCCACAGCTTCTCCAGCGGGCTCCCGGCCGTGAGGACATGGCTGAACACCTGCTGCGTGTTAAGGGCCGTCACGCGGTCCCATTGACCCATGCCGTAGATGGCCGCTGCCTGCGGGATGGTGAGCACGAGGTCGCCCGCCTCGTACTGGCCGAACGTTGCCCAGTCCTTCTGCGCGCGCTGCCCGGCGAGCGCGGCGACGCCCGTGACCGGCGCTGCGTAAATCTTGCCCTTGCCGCTGCACAGCGGGCACGCAGGGTCGGCCTGCCCCGAGTACGGGTCCGCGCACGGGCACGCGCTCGATTGATACCACGCATACTGCTGACCGACCTGACCGTTCTGGCCGAGGAACTGATTGAATGCGCCTACGCTGAATGGCATCCCCATGGCTTACCCCATTACCCAGCCGTTGAGGCCGTGGATCGACGTGTAGAGGCCGCCGTTCGAGCCCTTGGGCCCGAAGAGGGTCTCGTTGATGTCGTCCTGCCACGCCTTGTAGTTGAACGAGTTCGACTGCGACAGGCCATCCGCCGAGATACTCGCCGACTGCGGCAGCATCAGCTTTTTGAAAATTTTCGCGATCGCAATGCGCTTGACCACGTCCACGAGGTCGTCCCACTGCTGCGCGAAGCTCGTCGCCACCTGCCCGTTGGCGTTCGTGAGGCCGCACGAGTAGCGCACCTGGATCGCCTGCGGATACGTGACCGAGCCCGCCATCGCCACGAGCGCGAACGCGCCGACCGGCGTGGTGGCGGCCGAGGTCGTCGGCACGAGATTCAGGTCGCCATTCTTGCGGTCGAAGCGAATCCAGTTCGCCGGGACCGTGTAGTTCTGAAGGAACGGCGCCGGGAACGAAATGACGACCGAGTTGACCTGCTGAATCGGGCGATACGGAAGCCGCATCAAGCCCCAGCGATCACCGAGGAACATGCTGGGGTCGTAGTCGAAGCCCGCGATCGTGATATAGCGCGTCCCCGCGGCTTCGAGCGCAGCGATTTCCGACGGGTCGGCCGTGTCGGGAATGACCTGCACGCAATCGAAAAACGTCTTCAGCAGGCGCTCGCACTCCACCTCTGCGGCCACGAGGTTGTCCCACACCATGGAGTCGGTGAGCGCCGCCATGTTGATGAAGTTCGCGGGGCCGAGCGCAAGCTGCGCGCGCAGGTCGAGCACGGCGTCGGCCTGATTGGGGAAAAGTGCGGTTGATTGTTGCGATGCCATGAGCGCTCCTATGATGTTTCGAGCATGAGGTCACGACGAAAAAAAGCCCCGGCGTACCGGGGCTTCTGTTGGCGCGAGAGGCGCGCTTACGCTTGCTTCTGAGCGGCTTCGGCAGCAGCAGCAGCGTTGGCCTGCTCGGCGGCCTGGCGCGCCGCTTCAGCAGCAGCGGCGTCGGCAGCAGCCTGCGCGGCCGGGTCGGGCGTCACGGGGGCGGCGGCCTTCGTCGCGGGAGCGGGCGCGGCCTTGACGGCGACGTACGTCGGGATGGTCACGAGACTGTCGGCCGCTTCCTGCGAAATCTCTTCGCTCAGCATGCCGTTTTTGGTCTGCGTGAAGTTGATGACGCCGAAGGCGGTGCTGACTTTCGCCTGCGCATTCTTGCTGCGGTTCAGTACTTGGGGCATTTCGAACTCCTGTTTCCTGTGTAAAAAGAAGAGGCCCGGAGGCCCCTTCTTCGTTTAGCGCAGATTACTGCGCAAGCCTAAATTACAGACCCGATGCGAGGCTGTACGGGACCGTCGGGAACGGAACCCACGCTGCGCTGTTCGGCACGATGTTCTTGATGACCACGTGCTGATTGCGCTTCGAAATGCGGAGGTAACCGCAGATCATCTGGAGCCACGGGATGATCGGGCTGTTGACGGCTGCCATCGCGATTTTCATCATCGGCAGGTACTGACGCCATGCGATGGCGTGGTCGCTTTCCGACAGGTTCAGGATGTAGGCCATGGTCGAGCCCGGGATATCCTGGTTGTAGTCCACGTGCGTCGTGGTCGCGCCACCAGCGTACGGAACGCGGACCATTTCGCGCAGGTCGCCGAGAGCCGTGCCGCTTTGTGCGGGGCCATTCAGCGAGCCGCGGTACAGCACATAGCCGGTTTCCGAGCCAGCCACCGACTTGCCGATCGTCAGCGTCACAGCCTGACCTGCCGCGACAGCGACTTGCGCGCTGACCGTGCAGAGCGATTCGCCGTTGTTCGTGACGCCGGTAACGCCGTAGAAGTAGTCGCCCAGTTGGCTTGCGCTGAACAGGGTGCCCGCGTACGTCGCCGCAACGCCAGCCAGCGAAGCCGGCTGGTAGTTGTTGCCAGCGGCGATCGCCTGGAACCACGGCGCGCGAACCTGGAACACCTGCTTCAGCTTCTCGTCGCGGATGAACACGTCCGTGTTCGTGCGGATGGTGCCGTACGAAGTCTGGATCGCCGTCACTGCCGTACCGCGAACGGTCTGGCTGGCCTGGCCGTCCTGAATCACACGGAACGCCGGGTCGAGGTCCGTGTTCAGGTCCTGCTGCACGCTCGGCGGAACGAAAATGTCCGTCGCGCGGCCGAAGTTGCCGAAGCCGAAGATGACTGCCGAAGCCGTCGAAATCGGGTCGATGCTCGAAAGAGCCGCGCCGCGCATGTCGATGACGTGGTCGTCGCTACCGAGCGATTCGATCTGCACTGCGATACCGTCGAACGACAGCGGAATGACGCTCGAATTGCCTTCGAATAGGCCGACTTCGATATCGGTCAGCAGTTGCTTCGTGCCGTTCGTGGTTTCGATGGTCACGGCGTCCACGATGTTGTTCTGCTGTTGCAGCACAACCGGGATCGAGCGATAGGTGGTCATGTACTTGACCTGACCAACCATGCGCTGGTATTGACCGGCCGTTTGCATCGCGGCCCCGTCTTGCGTGTTGAACGTCGAGCCGAAGAAGCCGCCGATCGAGTGCTGTTCGGTCCATTCGTCAAGCACGGCCGTCGCGCGGGGCTTCGGCAGCTTGTTGAACAGGGCGAAGTGGCGGTTCTCCTGAACCGTCGCCTGAAGCGCGAGGTCCAGCGACTGGATACGCAGAGCGGAACCGCCCGTCAGCGTGGACACGTCCGAGCCGTAACCGGCTTCGAGCGGGACTTCGAGCGCCTTTTGCAGGGCCATCAGGTCGTTCTGACCCATGGTGCCGGCGTTGGTCAAGCCGTTCTGGTTGACGTTAGCAAAGAAATTCATAGTTTTACGGACTCCGAAGGTTGCCGGTATTGCTTAGTTGAAAATGCGGTCCAGAATCGCCTGTTCCGGCTGAGCGCCCATGTTGATAGCGGTCATGACCTTCGTGGCTTCCGTGCCCGTAATACGACCTGCGTTGAGCGCACCTTCCGCCTTCGCGAGGATTTCGGCCGCCGTGTGCTTCGCTTCCGAAGCGGGAGCATTGCCGTTCAGGTTCGGGCGCGCGCCGAGCGTCACGTCAACGCTGCGCTTGCCGCGGCCCTGGTTGCCGATCACGCCGAGCGACTTCGCCATCAGCGCATTGGTCGAGGCCAGTTCGTCGCCGCGCTTCGCCAGAGCGAGCACGTCTTCGCGCGTTGCCTTCAGACCTTCGGTGAGCGAGCCAACCAGGCCGACGACGGCTTCGAACGACTTCGCCATTTCTTCGACGTGGGTCGTGTGCGCGCCCTTGACGGTGTTCAGTTCCGCGACGAGGCACTTGACCATTTCGGTTGCGTCCTGCGCTTCCATTTCGGTGCCGTCTTCGAGGACCAGCTTGAACGACTTGACCATCGGCGAGCCGTCGCCGAGATCGCCGTTGCCCTGGCCGTCATCCTCTTCGTCTTCGGGGTTCGCGCCAGCGGCGGCCGCGACTGCGGCATTACCCTTCGCGTCCACTTGCGCGGCCGACAGGGACTTGGCGAGCGTTGCCTGCTCGGCGATCGCCTTTTGAAGTTCTGCAAAATTCATCGTTTAAGCTCCAATTAACCGCGTTTAAGATCGTCCAAAAACCGCTTGACGTAGTCAGCAGCGACGGTCTTCGAAAGACCGAAACGCGCGCCGGCCTCCCTGACCATTTCCTTCAAACTGCCCATTGAGATTTCCTCGTTGCCGATGGCATTGGCGAGGTCATCGCGAAAAGTCCAGTACGAATACAGCGCGTCATCGAGCGATTGCTCGCGGATGGCGCTGCCGCCTGTGAGCGTCGCGCTATCGGTGCCGTAGCCAGCCGCGAGGGACTTGACCACGTCGAAACCGAATGCGCCCCACGACTTCGCGAGCGGGCCGAACGGCACGAGCGAAGCGGGCTTCAAATTTGCGTTGACGGGGGTTGCCGAGAAGGCGAGATTCGACCAGCGGACCCGTTCGATCACTGGCACACGCGACTTCGTGCCCGGGTCGATCTGCATGCTCTTTTCGAGCACTGCGCCACCGACGGACGTGTACCAGCGCTTCGGGGGATTGATCTTCGTCATCGAATCCCAAAACAGATTGGCCTTCTCAGCCATCTTTCCGTCGCCCTGATAGATTTCGCCCTTCACGAACGTCTCGGACTTCTGAATGCGCACTTCCACCGGCACGCCGATTTCGTACGACTCGTGGTTCGGGATGCCCGCACGCGCGCCAATCTGTGTGTAGTGCTCAAGATCGAGATTGCCGAAGCGCTGGAAGTACTCCATGGAGTTTTCGAGCGCCTTGGCGAGGACGATCTCGCCTTGCTGGTCCACCGATTCATTCGACGCTTCGACGTACACGTACCGGCGATCGCCCTCAGTGGCGGGCGTCGCCTTCAGCATCGGCGAAATGCTCACAAAGGACGGCAGTGCGTCCAGTTGTGCCTTTTCGATTGCGTCGTTTTCCATAGGCTCCATCGTGTCGTCACGACTTTTTTATGAATCGAACTTCTGCGGGTTCGCCGCGAAGAGATTCGTGAGCCATTTGGCGAAGTCGGGGTCATCGGTCGGCTTCGCGTCATCGAGCACTTCCCACGTGCCGCGGCAATGCGGATGCACGGTGCCAGCCGGGACCTTCCACATTTCGGCGTCCGTGCGCGGCACGAACTCGTCGCCGACACGCTTGCGCGCCGCGCCGCTGCGGCCGATGTTGGTCTTTCCGACCCATACTTCCGCGTCCCAGTCCTTGTCCCGCTTGCCCGGGTCAACGACCGTGAACACCATGCCGTGGATCTTTTTGCAGAAGGGGCAGGCGCCGTGGTACTGCTCGATGCGCCTCACCTTCGTGCCCGGCTTCAGCGACGCGATGAGGCCATTGCCAGCGGCGTCGCCGACTTCCGTCGTGGCGATGCGACGCCAGTCGCGATTGAGGTCCGCGAACGTGTCGAACAGGTTCTGCTGAAGGGCCTGCTTGGGCGGCGTCGCGCCGAGCAGGCGCTGCTGCTCGTGCGCCATGATCGCGGTCTTCAGGCGGTGCCGCGTGCTCTCGGAGATTGCCTGCACGTTGTCAGCGCAACGGGCGCGCTCGTACGCGAGGATGTTTTTCACGAGGTCCGACGGCTTGAACTTCTCGTTGGCCGCCTTCGTCGTGAGAGGCATCGCAGCGAGCACGGTATCGGCTCCAGCGACGTTCAGGTTGGCGACGGCAGCCTGCACCTTGCCCATGAACACCGACCGCACAGCGAGCCATTCAGCCTCAATTGCGAGGCTTGCTTCGGGCATGTTCTTCGAGACGAGGTAATCGACCAGCAGGCCCCAGTCGGCAATCGTCCACTCGGATTGCGGGAGCGCTTCGAGGTAAATCTTGACCAGGCCGAGGTCGTCGGCGTTCGGGCGGAATGCGGGCGTCGTGCCCGGCTTATGCTGCTTCCCCGCCATCCACGCGTCGAGGTCCTCTTTCACCTTGTCGAGGCGCATGAGGCCGCGCGAGGAAAAGAGTTCGATGAGCGACTGGACGTACGGGCTCTCGTGCTTGGCCCAAATCTCAGGCTTCTCGCCGTTCTCGCCGGAAAGCGCCTTCGCCATGGTCTCGATGACCTCTTCGGTGCAGTCGCACGAGAGGCCGCCGAGATTGAAGTAGAGCCCCTTGTGCAGGGGTGCGCCGTCTTCGATCATTTCTTCTTCGGCTTTTCCGTCTGGTGGCCGGTAATCTCGTGCCAGTGGACGCGGTGATCGCGGCCGGATTCGTCCTCGCACACGACGCCGTCAGCGCCCGTGGACTTGACCTTCCCTTCGCCGCAGAACGAGCCCGCCTTGAACGACACGTGGTGGCCCTTCTTTACGGTCTGCTCGTTCTTTGCGCCGCCCGGGTTGTGCTCGGCGAGGCGCGCGAGCAGGTCGCGGAACGGGCCCTTGGTCGGCTCGCCTTCGGGTTTCTTTGCCGCCGCGGGCTTGCGCGAGGGCTTGCTCAGCGCCTTGATAAAGATCGGAGTCGGCATATCAGTCCATCAGTTCTTCGAAGTTGAAAACGGGCGGCAGGCCGAAGCTCTTGCCGAAATCGACCGGCGCGTTGCCATCGCCAAAATTCATGTCATCGCCCGGCACGGCGTCGTCGCCGCCTTCGCCATTCGCCGGCGTCGGATCGGCGTCATCGCTCTGGCCGCCGCCGTCGCCACCCTCTTCGCCACCATCGCCCTCACCTTCCTGTTGGCCGATGCCGTTGATGACCATCCACGGCTGGAGCAGCGAGGGATTGACCGGCGCGTCGCCGAGCGGGCCTTCCATGGCCTGCTTGCCCTCTTCGGCGCGGATTTCGTTGACGGTCGAGACCAGCTTGCGCATCTCGTTCTTCACCTGGCGGTCTTCAGGATCGAGGCCAGTGAAGCGGAAGCAGAAGTTCGGGGAGAACTCGGCGACGATGAAATCGGTGAGCGTGTTCTCGTACGCAGCGAGCAGCGGGCGCAGGCCCGAGTCCTTCGACGCGGCGAGGCGCTCGCCCGTGTCCGAGCCCGAGAGCGGCGACGTGTTGCCGCCAGAGAACGAATCGAAGTTGATTTCGCTCGGCGACATTCCGTAAATCGCGCAAATGAGCGACGTTAAAAACGTCATCCATTTGCTGAAGTACATTTCATTGAATTCGACGCCGAACTTCTCGAAGGTGGCCTTCGATTCCTGGTCCTTCGACACGAGCACCGGCAGGTTCCACGCGTTCTGAACGCCCTTGACCATCGCGTTCCAGTAGCGGCGGAATGCCTTGATATCGTTGTCGTCGTACTGGCCGGAAAGCTGCAACATCCCCTTCGGGATGGAGTTCGAATCGAACCCCTTGATGTTGTACGACATGGCATTGATGTAGCCGGTCACCACGCGCACGAGCAGCTCGGTCTCGGAAATGCCATAACCCGCGCCGCTCACGTCGGTGCGCGGGTTGCGGTTCTCATAGATGAGGTCGTCATGCGTGTAGGCCGTGGTGATCATGCCTTCCACGACTTGCAGCGCGAAGATCGCGTCGTCGCCGTTGTAGCCGTTTTCAGTGCAGAGGCGGATGGTCGCCCCGTCCACCGCATAGAAGCCGTCGATCCCCTTCGACTTGTCGTTTTTCCACTCAAGCTCGATGGGCGCCGAGTCCATGATGAGCGAGTCGCGCACGGACTTGCTCATGAACTGCGCGAACGAATCGCGGTGCAGAATCTTGCGCTTGCGGGGCGTGAACTCCCAGCCGCAGTTCTGGATGAAGCGGTTGAGCAGCGCGATCGACTTGCCTTCGGCGGCCGTCAGTTGATGCCCGCGGTCGATGTGGCGGATCTCGAAGCCGGGCATGTCGTTGCCCTTCTCGGCGACGCGGCAGAAGCGCTGCACCTGACGCTGGCGCGTCATGATGACGGCGTTGAGCACCGGGGTCTGCTGCACCATCATGCGCAGGCCGTCAAAGGGGATGCCGCCCGGACGGTCCCACCAGTCGCCGTTCACGTTGACGTTCCACTCGTCCAGGATGACGGACTTCATGCCCGGCAGATTCTCTTTGTTCGCCTTGGACGGGAACGGAACCACGTTGTCGTGGATGTTCTTCAGGAACTGCTCCTGCTCGAACTGCTCCGCGCCAGCGGACACAATCTGCGCGATCACGTCCTTCGACAGCAAATCGCCCTCAGCGGGCATGTGCGATTTCTGAAGCTCGCCAAGCGCTTCGGTGCGCTCTGCTTCCGGCGCGCTCGCGTCGAACGCGACTGCTGCGGCTTGGTCGGTCATTGAATTCCCCAAAATTTCCCTAATGGTCGCGTCACGACACACAGAAACAATTCTGCGGAATACACAGTTTTAGCTTGCAATCCTCCCGCATTGCGGTAGTATTCTGTTTCACCGACAGAACGAACCCCGCAGACCGAAATGGACAAGGCGCTAGAAGAGACTTTCGAGGACCACCGCGTCGCCCGCGAGGCGCAGCAATACGTCACCCGCCCGGGTACGTGCAATAACTGCGCAAAGCTGGTGTTCGACGTGAGCTACGAAAGCGGCCGCCGCCCGTACAACCAGTACGAGTCAACGCCCATTCGCCGCAACTTCCGCTGCGGTCTCGGCGGGTTCGCCGTCGTCACACAAGGGTCGTGCGCAAAGCACGAATCCAACAAACCTACCTCCAGGAGCATCAAGTGAAGAAGAAGATCGCAACGCCCGCAGTTACCCCGGCAGCAGTCGCAGTTCCCGCGCCGAAGGTCGCCGCCAAGCGTGCGCCGAAGAAAGCAGTGAAGCCGGTCGTTCCGCCGACGATGACGCCCGAGGATGCGGCCGCGCTGGCCAAGGAAAACCCGGAAGTGGCCGCAGCTATTGCCGGGGCGACTGGCGAGGCTGCCGCCAAACCCGCAAAGGCAGGCCGCACCAAGGTCCCGTTCCGCAAGAGCTACCCGGTCGCGAAGACGAGCACGGCGAGCCTGTGCGGCAGCGTCGCGGCGATGCAGCAGGCCATCAGCGTCCTCTCGCAGTCGCAGGGCATCGGCGCAGCGATCGACTCGCTGAACCGTCTGGAGGCGCAGGCACGCCAGCAACTCGCCGAGGCGATCACGGGCGAACTGAAGACGCGCCGCGTCAAGACGACGGGCCTGAATGTCGGCACGGAAAGCAAGCCGGATGGCGTGCATATCGTCCTGACCAAGTAATCCCCGGGGGCCCTGCGGGGCCCCGCTCCCCCGAGACAGGCCATGAGCAAAGGTTCACGCGAGAAGTACGCCCGCCCCGATTTCATCGAGCCCGAGCCAGCACCCGAGTTTGAGGATGACGACCCGATGTGCTCGCAATGCGGCTTTTTCCCGAAGACAGCGACGCGCGATATCTGCGAGTGCTGCGAATCCATGGAAGTACCGAACACGAGGTCACTGGTATGAGCGCCTGCGATACCTGCGCCAAGCCCGGCGCGTGCTGCAATGACTTTGTGCTCAACGGTCGCCGCGGTGGCCTGCGCGTCGCCGAGGAGAACTGGCAAGTCGAGGCAGAGGAGCGCATGGAGTGGAACGGCCTGCCTTTCAAGCCGCTGCGCATTGACGCGGACGATGCGAACCCGGTTGAGGGAATGGTACTGGTGCGCTTCACCTGCCCGAAAGTGACGCCGGAAGGACGTTGCAGCATCTACGAGACGCGCCCGCAGTTGTGCCGCGACTACCAGGCTGGCGAAGACAAGCTCTGCGTCATGTACGTCGAGGCCGCCCAGCCATGAGCCTTGAACTTGCCGATTACCACTGCGCGGCGGCCGCCGTCGGCTACGCGAAGATCACGGTCGAAGGAAAGACCGATCACTTCAACCACCTGGCGCTGAAAGAGATTCTGCGCTGGGTCGTACTCCCGGCGAGCGGAAAGCGCGAGGAGCCGCGCATGTACTCCGAGTTGTTTGCGCGCGCAGAGGGAGTTGTGACGGCGCGCGAGTTCATGCGCGGGCTGGACGACCCGCAACGCATGCCGCCGCCGCTGCGCGTCGTGTCTGGCGCAGCATTGTTTGAATTTGCGCGCCTCGTTCGCGAGGAAGCCTTTAACGAATACAGAGCACAGAATGAGCAAGCGGTACGGCCGTAATCAGAAGCGCGCGCATCGCACGCGCATCGCGGAACTGGAAAAGGAATTGGCGGCGACGCGCGAGCACGCGGCGCGCCTTGATCGCGACTGCCGCGAGTACAACGCGGAAATCGCGACCGCCAAGCGCATCGTCGGCGAATACTGCGTGGCCTTCGAGCCGCGCACGCAGGTAATGCACTTCAAGAGCGCGGACTTCGCGACCGTCATGCACTACGAGCGCGAGCACGGCATCGGCCTGGGTCGTTACTGGGATTTCAACCGCGACCCGACGCTTCAGCCGATGCGCGTCGAGCAAATCCGCCTGCCGATCATGTGCGCGCTCGCGTCCGAAGACATTCGCCGCATGAAGCACGTGAACGTGGCCTACGACGGCAAGGTGTACGGGTATGCAATCGACCCGGGCGTGTTCCACTGCTTGCGCTACCCGGCCGCGCTCGCGCAGACGATCGCTGATCGCCTGGTCGTCCATATCCACGCGGAAATCTCGAAGGATTACCAGCCCGAGCCGCGCCGCACGCATACCCGCGACGAGCCCGCGCCGCGCCAGTGGCGTCCCGAACTGAGCTTCCCGAGCTTCCGCTAAGAAATCGATATGGCCCGCGATAACCCGATGGACGCCGTCATGAAGGTGTTGTCCTATGACGAAGGCGTCGAGATTGAAGAAATCTGCAATAAGGCGCGCGTCAGCGAGTCTGCTGTATGGCGCGTGATTGGCATGCTGCGCAAGGATGGCATGGTCGAAGTTTCAGGAAGCCGCAAAACCGGCAAGGGAAAGCGCTTTCTCTACGTGCTTGTTCGCGATGCAGTTCCGCCCGATGACCCCGATTTTCCCTGCCCCACCCTGGAGCGCATCAAGAGCGGCGGATTCGCCGAGAGGTTCGGTGCCTTCTCAACGATCATTGCACAGGTGGCCTGCGTATGAGCACGCTACGCGCCGATACGATTTTCTCGCGCCGCGTCGTGCGCGAGTGTCTTTCCGAGGAACTCGGCAAGGGCGTTGAGCAGGTCGCAAAGGAAAGCGGATTCAGCATTACGACGTGTCGCCGCATCCTGCGCGAACTGCATGCCGAAAAGATCGTCCACGTGTTCGACTGGCATCAGCGCACTTCAGCGTCCGAGACCGCGCTCGGCGGCTTGCCGGCGGCGCTTTATGCGCTCGGCGACAAGCCGGATGCCAAGCGGCCGCCGAGGACGCCGAAAAGCGTTTCGAACGCACGCTACAACGCGAAACTCGCCGTGGTTATCCGCGCGAAGGCTCGTCACAAGGAAGGCAAGTACACCATGTTCGACCAGTTGAGGTGCGCATGATCGAGCTTGACTCAGTCACATTGACTACCAACGAGCGCGCGGCGCGCGTCGCGGAGCGCTGCGGCTACCGCGTCGTGGGCTTCGTCATGGAGCACGGCGAGCACCCGCGGCGCGCGATTGTGAAGGATGCCGAGGTCCGCTGGTTCCCGAACGACTCGGACTTCACGAACATGATGGGCTGGCGCAAGCACAGCGCCGGGCCCGGCGTGCCCGAGGCAGGCTGGCCGGTCGATGAAATGCCGCAGGCCGCGCCGGTCACGGTTGTCGCGGCCGCGCCCGCCGCGCCGAAGCGCCCCGTGCTCACTGCGCCGCCGACGGCGAAGCTGCTCGAATCGACCGAGGAGGCGCTTGGCGTGCTCGCGCGCGACTTGGGGTGCGTCTGGAACGACGCCATACCGCATAACGCGGGCTGGTTTGTGCCGGGCAAGCCCACGGCCTACGCGAGCGCGTACGACGCCATACGCGGCCTGCACGCGAGCCTGGAGGGCGGTGGCACGGTCTACCGCCCGGCAGCGCCGCAGCCAGTCGAGCGCCCGCAGGAGTGGCGCGAGTTCAGCAACGTGGTCGTCGTCCCACCTGCTCAGCGCGAGTTCAGCAACGTGGCCGTCGTTCCGCCCGCGCCGCGCGCACCGAAGCCGGTTGATATCCGTCAGGAGAGCCTGTTTTGATGATCGAAAGTTTCTTCAACAAGCTGCTGGCCGACGCCTTCCCGGGCGTTGAGCCGTACCGCTTCGTATGGGGCCCGGCGTTGAGCCCGCTGCGCTACGAACTGCTCGGCCTGCGCCGCAACCACGCCCGCGACGCGATCCTCATAAATGATCTGCTCGCCGAGTGGTTCCCGGGCATCCTGTTTATCGGCGGCTACTGCCCGGCGCGCCCGCGCCGCGTGATCGCGCTCGAAGCGAAGCAGGAGCGCCGCGAGCGCCGCATCGAGCAGATACTTGCAAAGCTGGCACGTGACGACAGGATGAAGGCTTCCATCCTCGCACAGGGAGCACCTTGAACCTTCAGCCAACCGCAGAAGAACTGCGCGCCCTTCGCCGGGCCGCAGGCATCAGCCAGTCAAAAGCCGCGTCGCTTGTCCACCTGAGCAACGGCACGCGCTGGTACGAATACGAATCAGGGAAACGCAACATCGACAAGGCGCGGTTCGAGCTATTCCTCATTAAGACGGGCCAGCACCCGACCGTCAGGCCCGCATGAACTGAATGCAGGCGTGCGTGCCAGCCGTCACGCGCGCCGTCAGTTCGTTACAGAAGCCGTTAGCCGGGTCGTACGAAACGCAGTCGCCGCAACGGTCCTGCGTCATTTCCGCGTGCTCGCGCGCAAGCTGGTTGAGCACCGGGTTATTGACCATACCTTCACCAATCTGCACAGGCTTTTCCTCCTCAGTTTCGTCAGGGAACAGGAACCCGGCCGTGCCGTGCGCGCGGGCCCACGCCACATTCAGCAGCATGAACGCGTACGAGAAGTGAGGGTCGATGCCGACCTTCACCACCTTCCGAATGGTTTTGCGCTCCTCCTCGTCCTGCTCAACGATTAGCGCCGTCCGCGTGAAGTGCTTGAACACGCGTTCGAGGATCGGCGCGAGTTGCTTCTCGCCGCGGATGCCGTTGTCGCCGTCATCGGAAAGCTCTTGCAGCAGCCCCTTCGGGTCCGCGAAGACCGTGACGTGCTCGGAAATTCGCTTGAGCGCGACCTGCATGCACTTGTACTGGTCGAGGGTGACCGTGTAGCGATCGCGCTCCTCTTCGTCCGTCTTGCGCTCGGCCTTCGACGGCACGGCGTCGCCCCAGCGCAGCATATCCTCCTGAATCCGCGCGTAGCCCGCGAGGAACACGATGCCCTTGTGACGGTTCGCGAAACGCTTCGCGTCGTTGTAGTTCGGAAGGGTCTCACAGACGCACACCTTCACGCCGTACTTCACGAGAAGCTCCGAGCAGCGCGCGAACGGGTCGTCGCTGTAGATTTCCTCGGCGTGGATGATCGCCATGTGACCGGACGGCAGCCGCTCGGCGATGAGGATGACGTTGAACTGGCCCATCTGGTCGATGCCGGCGAAAGTGCCGCGGCCCCGGTCCTTCCACTCCACGCCCAGCCTGCGCCCCTCCTCCACGCACGCGGCGAGGATTTCCATGTTGATCGGGATTTTCGACGGGTCCGCATAGGGCTTGCCGAGCT